ATCAGGTGTAGCTAGAACTACCACTGCCGCAACACCAGAACCTATAACCCCAGAAACAGTAGATGCTAAGACAGCATCAGGGGAAGTCACTACAGCTTTAGCTGATGTAGACCCAGTGACAGGCACAGTGTCAGATAAAGCACAGGTAACTGCTGCTGCTATGGACCCAGCTACTACAGGTGTTAAAGACTTAACTGCAGCTCAAGGTGAAGCTGTAGTGATGACTAACCCTGTACAGAGAGAGATACAAGACGGTGAGCTTGTATCAGGTGCGGCTGATGCTAATAAAGCTGCTGCATTTACTGAGCAGGTACAAGCTGCCACAGCCACCCCATCAGAGAAAGCTACAGTACAGGGTCAGTTGTCCACCCTTATGACACAGTTTGAAGGTGGTAACACACCAGCATGGGCAGCAGGTGCAATGAGAGCAGCTACAGCAGCTATGGCTGCACGTGGACTAGGTGCTAGTAGCATGGCTGGACAAGCTGTTGTACAAGCTGCTATGGAGTCTGCATTGCCTGTTGCTATGGCTGATGCACAAACACAGGCAACCTTTGAAGCACAGAACTTGTCAAACAGACAACAACGTGCCATGCTTGCAGCTCAACAACGTGCTACCTTTATGGGTCAAGAGTTTGATCAAGCGTTTCAAGCTAGGGTGGCTAATGCTGCTAGAATTAGTGACGTAGCAAACATGAACTTTACTGCAGAGCAACAAGTTGCTTTGGAGAATAGCCGTAATGCTAACACAGTAAACATGGCTAACCTAACTAACAAACAAGCTATGGTATTAGCTGAAGCCTCTGCTATTGCACAGCTTGAAACACAAAACCTATCCAATCAGCAACAGGCTGCTGTACAGAATGCTAACTCATTCTTACAGATGGATATGTCTAACATGAATAACGCACAGCAGACTTCCATGTTTAAGGCTCAGTCTGTCGTGCAGTCACTGCTTACTGATCAAGCTGCTGAGAATGCTGCACGTCAATTCAATGCTTCTAGTGAGAACCAGACAAAGCAATTCATGGCTAATCTTAACACACAAGTTACACAGTTTAATGCAGCCCAAGCTAATGCTATATCACAATTTAATGCTGGTGAAACTAACGCACTGGACAAGTTTAATGCTAGTATGCAGGAGCAACGTAACCAGTTCAACGCACAGAATGGTCTTGTTGTAGCTCAGGCTAATGCACAGTGGAGACAGAACGTGGACACGTTGAACACTGCAGCACAGAACGAAGCTAACATGATCAACGCTGCTACTGTCAATACATTTACTAAGGCTACTGTAGATCAGATATGGCAGAGAGAACGTGACCTGATGGACTATGCTTTTAAAGGTAGTGAGCAAGAGAAAGATCGTATGGTAAACATTTTACTTGGTGAAAAAGAAGTTGCTGCTTATCAAACACAAGCTGAACAGAATAGAAAAAGTAATGAAGATACAGCTAAGTATAGTCTTCTTACTAGACTTATTTTATCTTAAGGAATACAACCAATGAGTTATTATGAAACTCTTCTAAAAAAAGCAAGAAATTTTTTTGATGAAGAGGAAAAAACAGGTAAAAAACTTACGGCAGATGAAGAAGGAGAACTTCGTCTACAAAATAAAAGAACTTATTCAGCCGTAAAAAGACTTAAAATGGATGACTCTACACTGCCCGGTCTTGTTAGTCCTAGAATAAAATCAGGTGTTGAGACTAATGAAGATTCTGTGTCTATGTTAGACAAAGCGTATAACCAAGTGCGTAGACAAAATGCTGAACTAAGAAGTTCTATTGAAGCTGATGCTGATAAGGCATTTTATAATGAAACTGGGGATGCTTTGGGTCAGGTTAAACCTCCTGTAAAACGTGGAGGTAAGTTTCCACGTTTTGAAAATGTTGTACCTACCTTTAATAAAAAACAAAAAGAATTACAAAGTTATATATTTGAAAAAGCTAAGGATCGTGGCTATGAAGGCCCAGAACTTGCACAATTTATGGCACAGGTTGCAATAGAAACAGATTACTTTAAAACTTTAGAAGAGTACGGACCCGGTAAAGATAGATATGGTGGTGGTAAGAGGTACAAAGGAAGAGGATTTTTGCAGCTAACTCATAAAGATAATTATGAAGCTGCTGGTAAAGCTCTTGGCTACGCAGGTTTGGCCGATGATCCTGATTTAGTTTTAGACAGAGAACTTGCAGCAGATACTTCTTTCTGGTTCTGGGAAACAAATGTAAGACCTGAAGTAAAAGACTTTTCCAATACAGATAAAGTTACTCGGATAGTTAATGGGGCGGGTATGCTTAAGGCCGCTGAAAGAGATGATGCGTTTTCGTTTATGAGATTATCAGGTAATAAACTATACAAGGAATAAAGAATGTTTGAAGCACCAATCCCCGGTCAGTCATTGACTAATGAACCTAAGAATTATCCTTGGGAAAATCCTGCACGTCTTACCACACCAGAGGATGCATTAGCATATCACCTTGAAAGACTTAATCAGCCTAAAAGAATAGAAGCTATGCTAGACTTCTTACAGCTAGACATTGATGTTGTCACCATGACTGAGGGTATTCTTCGTAACGCTGTAGCCAATGGTGAGCATAGTGTAGACGTGAGTATGATCATTGCCCCTATCATCCATGAACATATTGTAGGTCTAGCTGATGCTACAGGTATTGATTATGATGAGGGTCTTGATGAAGATAATTCTGAAGAAGAAAGATCCTATGCTATCCGTGAGAATAAAGCACGTAAGATTCTTAAAGACATTAAGCTGGACAAGAAGCCTGACTTAGATGATCTTGAAGCTTCTCTTCCTAAGACACCTATGAGTGATGCTAAAGTAGAGCCAATGCCTGAAGAAAAACCAAAAGGTTTAATGGCAAGACCACAAGGAGTTATGTAATATGGGTATGTGGGAAGGAATCTTGCAGGGTGTTGAAGCTAAAGAGGCAAGACAAGATAAAAAAGATAAAATAGAAAGAGAAAGATTACTTCAAGAAAAAGTTGATGCTCAATATGATGAAGAAATGCGGCTTAAAAAACTTGATCTTGTAATGAAGTACAGAAAAAATAAAGGTTCTGGTCAAACTCTTTCTGTTCAAGACATGGCTAAAGAAATTAAAACGCTTCAGACTATAGGATTACCTGAAGACGTTAGTATGTTTCTTGTTAGAAGTGGTGAGAGCAAAGGTATAATTAAAGCTTACGATAAACTGGGTAAAGATAAACCTCCTAGAGTTTATTTTACAAGCTTGATAGAAAAGGTTAGATCAGCTCTTGGAGATGAGGCATCACCTCAAGCTTTAGCTATGGCTGCAATAACATCTTTAAACTCTGATGAAAATCTTGGGACAACAGAAGGGCAAGAGGCTTTCTTTGAAGCTCTTTATGATTCTAGTATTGATCCAATGTCTTTATTAAACTTTAAACAACAACCTATAATAGATGTACCTGCTATTGGGGATTTAACTAGGGGTATGCAGCCTATTGGAACACAAGAATTAACTAGAATAAATAACATTGTTAAGAAAAGGTTAGCAACACAGTTTGGTGTAATATTTAAAGTAGATGATTATGGAGTAACTTTAACTGACTACAGCAAAAGTTCTGCAGGTCCAAAAGCTGTGAATCAAATTGTTGCTGATACAGTTACACAAGTACAAAATAATATACAAGGTGTAAATGCTTTGCCT